CGCCCCAAACGCCATACACATCATTTTGCAAAGCATACTCTAAACAAGGTTGTTGAAAACTGCACTCATTGCACAGCGTTTTTGCTTGTGGAACTTTAACTTTAGCTTCTTTTGCGTCCTCTGGGAAGAATATTTCAGGGTCTGTATTAGCGCAGACTTGTGAACCGTCGAATGTTGGGGCCAGTGACATATCATCTCCGTGTGTAGTTGTTTGAGATAATCTATCATTTTATTGCGCGATTTGCAAGTTTGGAAAGCGCATTCAAATAAAATAATGTATAAATGTAAAGAGACCTTTTTACGTACAACTTTTTGGCAGCTTCCCCTTCCCTTTTAGCTTTGGAGCTCTATGTACAGCCCAAGTGAATTTATAATCACTATCCTGGCAATCCTTCAAATTTCTGTCATTATTTTTGGTGGCTTTAAATTCTTTGCCTCAATAAACTCTCGATTAGAGCGTGTAGAAGAACAATATAAACCAAATGGTGGTTCGAGTATGAGGGATGCTGTCAACCGTATTGAAGTAAAATTAAGTAAGCTCGAAGGAAAGTTCGAGCAACATGTCGAGGAAAGCGACAATTAATCAAGTTTTAGGAGAGGTAAGAAATGGGAAAGCTAAAAAGCATTCTAGCCCGCATTGGTGCGGTTGCAGTTGCGTCTGGATTAGGCACAATTGGCGCAGGTTCACTTATTGGTGTTGAAGTATGGAAAGCCGCAGCTCTTGCAGCAGTAATGGCTGTAGCAGTAGTTATTGAGGCTTTGGCTCGTGCTTATGTAAATGACGGATCGCTAAGCCAAGAAGAGATTGACGCTTCTTTTGTTCAGTCAGACGCAAGCTAAATAAATTAGCTTTAGGGGCAGGGTAACCTGCCCCTTTAGTGTTTTTAGGGGTATTCTAGTATCATGCACGTAATAAAACAGATTCAAACTTATCAAGCGCATCCTGTGCCAGATAGAGTTGTTAGGCCTAGCGGGCCGTTTCCTGCAGAGTTGTTTAAAGAACCTGAGATTGTTTACGAGTATGAGCAAGCTTACGGAGAAGATGGAGAAAACTTCTCTCCAGGAAGTACTTCTCAAAATAACTTTACACCGCTTAAATGGCTACGCTGTAGAGCTTGTCATGAGCGAGTACGTGAGGATGAAACAGAAATGCACGAGTGTGAAGACTAATGGCAGTTCCAGACCCTTCTGATTTAATGGATAACGACGACGCCTCTAACTATGAGGTTGATCCTGACCCAAAAAGTTTTGCTAAGCTTGAACTAAAGGGAACATCTACAGTTAATCCTAAACAACCTAGAACAACTGCGGCTGGATACGACTCCGATACTAATACTCTTACAGTAGTATTCAGAGACGGAACTTGGTGGAATTACTACGATGTCCCAGAAGAAATGTGGCTTGAGTTTAAAAACGCACAGTCTAAAGGTCGTTATCTAAGGGGATCTGGACTTGACAACTGGCATAGTATGGGACCAGTTGACATGAGTGACATGCGTCCAGCGGCTCGTGCTACGCTTAACCAAGTTGTTCGTGCATCTTCTAGAGCTCAGAAAGCTACTGGCGGTATGCAAGTCACTGGAGATACAAGACAGTTTAAAGGTTGGAACGGTAACACAGGAAGGTAGCCATGCAATCAATTGGGCCACTATACGTTCAAAAAATTGAATACCCCCACCGTAAGTTTATTCCCCTCATTGAAAAGGGTTGGACTAACGAGATTGAAGAGCCTTACCGTTTAGGTACGTGCTTAGTTTTTAGAATCCCATTCACTAAACCTGGGTTTGTGTTGGGTTATTGGAAATACCCGCAAGATGAAGAGTCTGCATTAACTAACGCTATCTGGGGAAGATCAATGGGCACCCCAGTTAAAGAACTTATGGAGTGGGATGTTTAAGAAAAAAGTTCCTTTTGATAAGCCGTTCCCCGAAAAATTAGCACGTCGGGTGAGTAAGATACCCACAGCAGACCTAGCAAACTGGGCTGACCAAGCATTGTACGAAGTAAGCCGCTGCCTATCTGCATACGCAAAACACAGAGAAAAAATTTATTTAGATGAGGCTCTAATGGGAGCAGAAGCTGTTAACGCAGTGATTTCGGAGCTCCATAAAAGAACTGTGATATAGTTTTAATTGCCTCACTTCTTTCCTCTCCTAAGGTGGCATGAGTAGCCCTGGCTTTATAGCCAGGGCTTTCTCGTATTCAGGTATCATTAACACATACCGTTACATCAGTTTGGACGACACATGACAGAATCAAGGTTTTACGAAGAGGGCGAAGAGGACGAGTTCCTTGACGAAGACTCCGTAGAAGAGCAAGATCAAGAAGAAGAATTAGACGAGCTTTCCAAAGAGTTTGTAAATAAACTAATTGATAAAATGATGCAGTTTATGGACGCCCTAGTAGGCCACTCCCTGCATCCTTACCAAGTTCCTCTTGCGCGCCGAATAATTGAGTCTGTTATTATCAATGACGGTGAGGAAATTACTGCCCTTGCCGCACGTCAGTCAGGTAAATCTGAGACTATTGCTAACACTGTTGCAACCCTAATGGTTTTATTACCACGGCTTGCAAAGATGTACCCAGACCTACTTGGTAAATATGCTGATGGTATCTGGATTGGTATGTTTGCCCCTGTTGAAGGCCAGGTAGAAACCCTATTTGGTAGAACTATTAATAGGTTGACCTCTGAAAGAGCGCTAGAAATTCTTGGCGATCCTGAGATTGATGACTCTTTAGGTAAGGTTCCAGGCATTACACGCCAAATTAAACTTAAAAAGTCTGGCTCTACTCTAATGATGATGACTGCTAATCCTCGGGCAAAGATTGAATCTAAGTCTTTCCACCTCATTGTTATTGATGAGTGTCAGGGTGCAGACGACTTCATGGTTTCCAAATCCATTTCCCCTATGCTTGCGTACTATTCGGGAACTATGGTCAAGACTGGCACCCCCTCTAATACCAAAAATAACTTCTACCGATCCATCCAGTTCAATAAGCGACGCCAAACCTCTAGGGCTACTAGACGAAATCATTTTGAGTGGGATTGGCGAGATGTAGCAAAGGTAAATAAGAACTATGACAAGTTCATTAAGAAAGAAATGCTCAGAATCGGAGAAGATTCCGACGAATTCCAGATGTCTTACAACTGTAAATGGATGCTGGAAAAAGGTATGTTCGTCACATCAAACGTTATGGATGACCTCGGAGATACCAGTCAGGAAATTGTCAGGTCATGGCATAGAACACCAGTTGTGGTCGGAATTGATCCCGCCAGAAAAATGGACTCTACGGTTGTAACCGTTGTCTGGGTTGACTGGGATCGTCCTGATGAGTTTGGTTACTACGACCACCGAGTACTTAACTGGCTTGAGATTCAAGGCGACGATTGGGAAGACCAGTACTTCCAGATTGTTAACTTCTTAGGAAACTACAACGTGTTCTTGGTTGGCGTAGACGCTAATGGAGTTGGCGACGCGGTAGCCCAACGTCTTAAGCTGCTGCTGCCTAGAGCAGAAGTTGTCTCTTTAACCAGTAGTCCAACTGAACAATCTCGTCGCTGGAAACATTTAAAGGCTTTAATTGATAGGCGTTTAGTGGGGTTCCCAGCCCACGCAAAAACGCGTCGTTTAAGGACTTGGAAGCGTTTTTACCAGCAAATGACTGACCTTGAAACTAAGTTTAAAGGCCCTAACTTTATGGCGGCTGCCCCTGATGAAGCGCACGCACATGATGACTATGCGGATTCTTTAGCCATTGCTTGCTGTTTAACACTGGATATGACAATGCCAGAAGTAGAGCAAACTTCAAATCCGTTTTTTAGCAGGTAATTCGAGTTTACTCGGACATTTACCTGATTTACGGGCACAATTTTAATTGAGGTACCTCAACCTTAACTTTTAAGGAGTTCTCCCCTATGTCAGAAAATATCGCACCAGCGCCACAGTTACCTGAGCGCGTTGGCAATGTTTACGACCGCACTATGACCCCTGCAATTCCTGGTCAACGTGGACCTCTTCGTTTTGAAGAAGGCGTTGCTACAGACACCGATGTGCCTGTACAGTTCACAAACGGTGCAATGCAAGGTTACATGCCTGCTCCAGGTCGTCCAAACCGAAACCAGCCAGTTCACACCAAGACAGCCGAAGAAACCATGCGCGAGCGCGCACACGTTGGTTCTGCTGCTTGGGTTGAAGCCCCTTCAGTTCTTGGTGACTTTGCATCACAGGCTTTTGCAGATCACGGCGAAAACAACTTTGAAGAAGTTTTCCGCGACGGTGGGCATCAGTTCCGTCTGAACCCTGCCGTAGTTCAAGACTAGACCCGCTACCTGGGAATTGCCCCCTGCCTACAAGGCGGGGGGCACTTAGGACTTATTATGGCTCTTATTCAAGGAAAGTCGGTTCAAGAAGGACCGAAGCAAATTGCTGCTAACCCTAAACTGTGGAATATGTACGTAGCGCAAGCAAAAGCTAAGTTTAGAGTATACCCGTCTCCAGCGGCAGCCCACTGGGTACACTCTCACTATTCTCAAGTAGGTGGCAAGTTTGTCACTTCTGAAAAAGATATCGATCCTAGATTTAGGGATTACGTACAAGAGTCTATTGATAAGAAAATTGCCGCTCAAAAAACTAAAGTTACTAAGCCTGTTGGTAGAGGTAACATCCGTGGCGAAAAATTACGTGGTTAATTCTAATATCGTGCTATTATTTGTGTATCCTACAGAGAGGGTGTTTAAGTGAGTATTGACTTCTCACCACCGAGTTATCGCGCCGCGTCCTCTGATTTAACTATTTCCATTTCCCCGTTGGGCCTTGTAGAGCTTGCGGATGAAGAGTTTGAGGTCCACGGCCCTCGTTTAAACCGTTATTCCCTTAACTGGGCTATGTACTTAGGCCACCACGCTTCATACCGCCGTCAGGCTGGGGAAACCCAAATGGTTATGAACTACTACCGCGCTATTACTGATTACATTATTAACTTCTCTTTTGGTAAAGGTGTGCAGTTCCGCAGCCCTAAGCAGACAGAAGGAATTGTTCCTCATCTTCTTGAGCGTGTTTGGGAAGTGGATAACGACAAGCAAACTGTTCTTTGGGAAATGGGTCAACAAGGCTCAGTTTCAGGAGATTGTTTTGTTAAAGTTGCTTATGAAGAGGCCTACGTTGATCCTGTAGGACGTCAACGCCCAGGAAAAGTTCGCGTTCTACCCCTTAATGCGTCCTTCTGTTTCCCAGAATTCCACCCACATGACCGCGAACGCCTTATTCGTTTCAAACTAAAATACCGTTTCTGGGGAACATCTCTTGAAGGCACCCGTCAGGTGTTTACATACACAGAAATTCTTACGGACGACATCATCGAGGAATACATTAATGACGAACTTATTGACTCTCGCCCAAATCCACTGGGCATCATCCCAGTGGTTCACATTGCTAATGTTCGGGTTTCTGGTTCCCCTTGGGGGCTTTCTGATTGCCATGACATCATTCCTATTAACAGAACCTACAATGAAGTGGCGACGGACATTGCTGATATTGTTAATTATCATGCTGCTCCTGTCACTGTCATCATCGGCGCCAAAGCTTCCCAATTAGAAAAAGGCGCTAATAAGGTTTGGGGCGGTCTTCCTAAAGATGCCCGCGTAGAAAACCTTGAAGGTGGCGCACAAGGACTTAAGGGAGCCATGGAATTCATGGCAATGATGAAGAAGTCTATGCATGAAATGACTGGCGTACCTGAAACGGCCCTTGGTATGTCACAGCCTATCTCTAATACCTCTGGCGTTGCCCTTTCTATCCAATTCCAGCCACTAATGAACAAGTGGCACCAGAAGACAATTCAATACGCACACGGTATCGAGCGCATTAATGAACTTGTTATTCTCAGCCTAGGTATAAAAGAACCAGAAGTATTCCAATGGAATCCTACTGTTGAAGGCACGCTGGAAACTGGCGAAGCTGACATCCTGGATATCAATGATCCATTAATTTACCAGAATTACGCCCACTTCCCGCCTCCACTACCTCTTGATAAGTTGATTCTTCTTAACGAAATTCAATCAAAGATGTCTTTGGGCTTAGAATCAAAGTCAGGCGCTTTACGTACTCTTGGTGAAGAGTTCCCACATGAAAAACTTGAAGAAATCCGCGCTGAACTACTTGCTGATGCTAAGGCAGACGGCGCTATTAAACTTGTACAAACACAGATTGAAAACACTATTGCTAACCTAACTGGCATGCTTTCAGGTGGTCTTGGTGGTCAGCCAACCCCTGTAAATCCTGGCGCAGGTGGTAACATGAGTGTAGGCGGTGCAGCTGGACCTGAAGGAATGCCTATGGGACCTCCACCAATTATCGATCAAGCAACTATTGCTAGCGAACAAGCTGAGCAGCAATTACGCATTGACTTGGTCACAAGAGCTTACGGAACTACTCTGCCAAACAGAAGGGTTCCGTCAGGCGATTACTAAACAAATATGACTTTAAGCAGACATATTTGGGTAATCGTACAAAAATAAATATATACACATTTGTTTGGTCATACGTGGTACGGGCAGTAGCCCAATTTGGACAACGACCTCTAGGAAATTAAGGATAAATCATGGACGTTTCTGTAACCCCAGACGTAAACGCATTTGCAGAAGAAGCAAATGTAACACCAGTAGTTAATTCGGGCACTGACGCCCCAACTGTTGATACTTCTAAGTTTTACACTGAAGAAGACTTGGCTAAAGTACGTGGCCAAGAAAAAGATAAACTCTACCCACAGATCGAAAAACTCAAGGAAGAACTTGACGCAATTAAGCGCGACAAGGAAGAACAAGAGTTAGCTCGTAAAGCGGCTGAAGAGGCTAAGGCCCTTGAAGAACGTGAACGCGCTGAAGACGAAATGGGTGTTCGTGACCTTCTAAAGGCCAAAGAACAAGAGTGGGCAGAGCAGTTGGAACGTGAGCGCGAAGAGCGTGAACGCGCTTTTGCTCTACTGGATCGCGAAAAGACATTTGCAGAAATCCAGAACTACCGCACGTCACGTCTAGAAGATGAACGGGATAGCATTATCCCTGAACTTGTAGACTTGATTAGCGGGAATTCAATTGAAGAAATTGAACAAAGTATTCAGGGACTAAAAGAACGCTCATCCAGAATTCTTGACTCCGCGCAGCAAGCAATGCAATCTGCACGACGAGAAATGACTGGCACGAGAGTTACTACACCCCCTAATGCTGGACCTATGGACATCGAAACGGGCACTAGACAGTTTACGGCTGAAGATATTGCAGCCATGCCGTTGAATGAATACGCAAAATACAGAAGTCAGCTATTGAGCCCTAACGCTCAAGGCAGATCACAGGGATTGTTCGGTTAAACCCCCCATCAAATCCAAAACACAACTATTTAGGAGTCCTACGTGGCTAGCGCATTAACGGGTACAGGCAATCTTGCCGCATCCCCAACCGCCTATTCAGGCACAAACTCGCAGCTTACTCAGGCGATTCAGCAGATCTGGTCAAAGGAAATTCTTTTCCAGGCCATGCCGATTCTTCGCTTTGAGCAATTTGCAGTAAAGAAGACCGAACTTGGTGTTGCACCAGGTCTTCAGATCAACTTCATGCGATACAACAACCTTGGCTTTGCACAGCCATTGGTTGAAGGTGTCCGCATGACAACAAACGCTCTAACAGCACAGCAGTTCTCAATCACAGTTTCTGAGCATGGCTATGCTCTTGCTGTGTCTGAACTATTGCTAAACGCTTCCTTCGATGATGTTATGGCTTCTGCCTCACGTCTTCTAGGTCGCAACATGGCTATCTACCTAGATCAGCTAAGTCGCAACACCCTTTACGGTGCAACTTCGGTTATCCGTGGTGAAGACCGCTCTACCCTAACTGCTGCAAATGCATGGTACGCAAACGGTACAACCGCTACAACCCGTGCTGCAATGACAGGAAACTACTTCCTATCGACACACACTGTCAAGGATGCAGTTGAGACACTTGCAACCAAGAATATCCCACGATTGGGCGAAACTTACGTAGCTTTCGTGCATCCGCACCAGAGCCGTCGTCTTCGCGACAATCC